ACCGCAGTGGATAGGGTATGAGCATGTGGCAGAGATAGACGTTGTGGAAGTATTGATTGCGTCAGGTTATAACGCTGGTCGGGCACCGTTCGATTTCCAAATTCAATTTTCTGATGATGGTGAAGTATGGGAGACGAAGGCGTCATTTGCTGGCGAGGCTGGCTGGGTAAACTATGAAGCGAGGGTGTTCGCGCTATGAGATATCAACACACCACCACCGGCGAAATCAAAAGCCACCGCGACTGGCAAAACGAACTCGGCATGAGTTTTCACGCCGACAGACTGCCGGAGTTTTTGATCGTGCCGCAATATACCGCGCCGGAACCAACACTGGAACAACGCCGCGAACGTCAGCGTCAATTGCTCAAGCATGAGCGCATCGAGCGTGTATCCGCACCGATTAATAACGTGCAAGTGGCTACGCCGGAAGACCGCGAAAACGTGCAGTGGGCGGCATCTAGCGTGGAGTCAATCGACTGGATTATGGCGGACAACACTGTCCAGATGTTGACGGCTGCTGATTTGCAAGCTGTTATCAGCCAGTACCCGCTGCGCAAGATGGAGCTTTTCGGCGTGTATGCCGGATTGCTTGCACAGCTTGCTGAATCAAATGAACCTGAGCTGATTGTCTGGCCTGATAACTGATATAATCAGACTATCACAAACGGCTAACTGATAAGGATGCGCTATGCCGGACAACATCAAATCGCTGCTTGAGTCAGTACCGGCTGGCGTGTGGGGGTCTAGTATTATGGCGGCAGTGCTGTCGGCTTTACGAATCCTAGGAGATGCGCAGTCAAAGAAATGGCAGCGACTGGCGATTGAGGTTCCGGCAGCTGGCTGTATCGCAACAGCGGTTGCGCTCAGTCTGGCTGAGTTTGGAGTCGGCCACGGCACAGCAACGCTGGTCGGTGCAATGATCGGGCATCTTGGCACTGACTATGTGCGTGAAGTGGCACGAAAGGTGGTCAACAAGAGGATGGATAAATAGATGGGCGATCTAACTGCTAACTTTAGTCGCGCAGAATTTGCGTGCAAATGTGGGTGTGGATATGACGACATTGATGAAGACCTTGTCCGGCTTCTACAGGGACTCCGCAACTGGTGGCGCAGGCCCGTTCGTATCAATTCCGGCTGCCGTTGCGCTGAACACAATGCCGCTGTGGGCGGTGCCCCTGCAAGCAAGCATGTATTGGGCATTGCTGCCGATGTCACCGTGGATGGCATACCGCCAAAAGAGGTTTACCGATGGCTAGATAGGCTTCTGGGCGATACCGGCGGCCTTGGCGGTTATGATGGCTTTACGCACGTCGATGTTCGCACTCAAAAAGCGAGGTGGTGATATGAAATCAATTATCGCAACATGTGTGATGGCCGTCACACTTCAGGGCTGTACTGTGCTTGACGCAGCCGACTACGCTGTTAGCCGCTATTGCTCGGTGCCGAATCCGGCCCGGCTGGCTAACCGTGAAGCTGTTGCGCTTGCCGTAGCACCTAACCGCATTGAAATTGAGTGTGCCCGCGATGCCGTTTCTGAATGAGATGATCTCAACGCCAACAACCGGCAAGCTGTGGCGACTGGTTGAGCCGCTACGGTATCAGACCAGTAGCGGGCGAATTATTGAGATCCCGTCAGGCTTTGAATGCGATCTGGCATCAATACCAGGACCGGCTCGTTGGCTGTTCCCGGTCAACGGTGACTGGACCGAAGCGGCTGTATTGCACGACTGGCTGTACTCGGAAGAGATCGGCACGCGCAAGGCCGCAGACATGCTGTTCCTTGAGGCCATGGAGTCGCTCGGTGTTAGCTGGTGGCGGAGTCGTGCGATGTACGCAGCGGTGCGGGCAGGCGGCTGGCTGTACTGGTAAAAAAAGCCCCTAAATAGGGGCTAAACCGAAGACCATAAAAACCTCGGATCGGTTTATATGGTTAGATGGTATCTGACACCATCCTGATACGCTCTGTGCGGAGCGTATGGGGATGGATCAGAGCTTGCAGGCACCACCGGCGCAGTCGTTCAGGTCGATGGATTCTAGTTCTTTGGCTTCGGCCACCAGGTCGGTAAAGCGGTCAAGTAAGTCGTCAACCCCGTCTACTTTGCAGGCACCAATATAAACCACTTCATCTAGCAGTCCTTGCAGAATCTCGATCTCGGTTTTGCTCAACTCAACCTGCATCACGCACCTCCGCGATATTGTCCTCTGGGATTTGATTGCCGCACAAGTCGGCATGATCGACATGGTCGGGCCAGTGGCGCTTAACGCCGTCAATGATCTGGCCGTCAGTTGTGTAGATGGTTACACGTTCGGTTTTCATAGCATCCTCTCAGTTTCTTCTTCAACCGGCTCGCTGAACATGTCGTCTTGCTCGCCCGTGCGGCGGTGCAGGTCGCGCATAGCGTCCGCGATTCGGTTGTCCAAGTATTCCGATTGCATGATCTCGTTGAATTCTTGATGCCATTGGATCAGGTTTACTGTGTCCATTATTTGTCCTCCTGTTTTCGATAACCGGCGCGGTATAGCGCCCTTGTCAGGTACTGACAAGCAATACCAGCCATTGATCCATTATCTACGGGAGCAAACTTCATCATCTCATCAACCGCCTTGTCTTCTTCGGAGCGGATGGGGCGATACAGAATATCTGGATCATCACATTTATAATGCCATCGGCTGACCGGATATTGTTTGTGTGCCATCAAGCATGTAATGCCGTCATTGAACAACATCACACGTTCTTCCCATGTTTTACCGTTGGCTGAAAACTCAAACTCGACACCTACAGGCGGCAACCTATCCTCCGGCCCGCGCAATACCTTTTCGGTGGGTTCAGCGGAATGGTTTTCAGGTCGGCGCTCCAGTGTTTTGCGCCAGTCGCCTAATACGCGGCCAATTGATGCTTGATCTTCACGTTTTGAGTGACAGTAAAAACAATCACTATCTAGCTTTGGCTCTCCTTCAAACCACCACCACTCACCATCTTCATCCTGAGCCAACCAGTTTGCATACTCCGGCGCATCGCTCCACTCAGGCTTCCCGCTCAGCTCATCGCGGGCGGCTTGCCATTGGGCGCGGGTGAAACCGTTAATACTGCCCCATTGATGCCCATCCCACGCCGCTGCGTAGCTCTCAGCAATACTATCTAATATCCTGTCAAGATCGCTGTAGCTCTTTGGCCACTCATGCACATTCTCAGCCAACCACTTCAGATCTTCATTCATCGCTCATTCTCCGTATACCGTTTATGTGTATCCCGCATCACCCGCAATGTGTTATCGGTTATGCAGGCGTGGTGCTTCATGTCGTCCAATGCGCGGGCCAGCAGGTTGACCAGGCTTGCTACATGCAACCGTTCGGCGCTGAGCGCTTATTGGTACTCCTTCAGCGCCGTGCTCTGTTCTTCGATGATGCGCTTGTTTCCTTTGATGGGTGTCAGCATGTCCGTGCCTCCGTTTTTGTTTGTGTGGTCATTCTGGATCACTTGGTACCACCTGACCAGCCTTTACACGATTGTTTGTTACTATCGGCTGCTGACCTTCTGATAGCCTCCACGCGATCCATGTATGGCAATCCGGGCAGTGCTTGAGATTCATCGTTGACAGCAATATCAGATCGCGGTTGCCGCAGTTGGGGCAGAGTTTTGTTGTCATACAGCCACCGGCGCGGGTATTGCGGGGTGCGGATCATACAGCAACACGGCGAAGTCATCCGGCGTCAGTGCCTCCCAATGCTTCTTCGTTGCGCCCGGTGCCCAAGCCAACTCCGGCAGCCGCCGCGGTCCGCGCTTGAGCATGGTTCGTGCTTGCTCAAAATGGTTGTGGTACAGATGCAGATCCCCGAACGTATGCACGAACTCCCCTGCGGTCAGATTGCACTCATTCGCTATGATATGCGTCAGCAGCGCATAGGAGGCTATATTGAACGGCACCCCGAGGAATATATCGGCGCTGCGCTGGTACAGCTGGCAGTCCAGATATTTGCCGTCGCGGACGTAGAATTGGAACAGGGTGTGGCAGGGCGGAAGAGCCTGCAAGCCGTATGTCGCACTCTGGCTCGGAAGGAGGCCATCTATTGGCAAATCAGTAGCGTTCCACGCGCTCACAATCAACCTCCGGCTATCATGGTTGTGCTTGATTTCATTAATAACACCTTGAATCTGGTCTACACTGCGGCCATCCCATCCCGCCCAGCTGCGCCACTGAGCGCCATAGATCGGCCCAAGCTCGCCATTCGGAGCAGCCCACTCAGCCCAGATCGTTTTATCAGGATCGCAGCCAGACAGCAGCGCAAGATCGTTGTTGTTAGTGCTACCGGACAAGAACCATATCAGCTCTGCGGCAACTAGCCGGAACGGAACACGCTTAGCAGTCACCAGCGGGAATCCGTCGCGTAGATTAAACCGAATTTGGCGGCCAAACACTGAGCGCGTGCCGGTACCGGTGCGGTCGCCACGGTCGTGACCGTTTTCGAGTACGTCGCGTACAAGGTCGAGGTATTGTTTCACAGCATCCACTCCTCTCCAGACCAGTCTGGCGCTTGATAACTGACCGACTTCAACAACTTGCCACGCGGGTAATCTGGATGGTCGCACGCCGACCGGCAGGCATACAGGCCATCGCTGACTTCGGTGAAGTCAACAGTAACACCGAGGGCGAGGTATTTCAGGATGGTGGTATCCAGCTCTTGGAGGGTGCAGAGCTTGCTCATGTTTGAGCGGTGGACGATCTCGAATGCGGCGTCCAGGTTGATGTCGATATCAAATGCGGCAGCGTGGACGCCGGATATTACAGACCGCAACGTGCCCTCGCTTATGTAACCATCCGCACACTTCCCGCACCAGACCACAACGCTATCCGCCAGCGCGTCTGCCAGCTCTGCCAGCTCTTCGCGGATCAACTTATCGTGCAACTCCTCCGACTGGCCGTTAATGCCGGTCAGGTTGCGGAATTCTTTTACCTTCTCAAGATAGTTCATGCTACGTCCTTCAATTCGAGTTTGTCCAAGCCCCAGCCGCCCAGCCGGTCAAGCAGTGTGGCGGCATCTTCTTCCGGTATATCCCAACCCCACGGGCAGGCAATCCAGCCTGCGCCCACGCGGTGGTTCGGGTTCATGTCGCGGATCAGTCCTATATGCACGGCGTTCAGCTGATCAGCGATCTGGTGTTGATAGCATCGCGGCGCGTCCACCTGGACCCCTTTCATGTACTCCTGACCGTCTTGGCGTCTACCCATCACGGCACAGTAGACCGTCCAGTTGTGCGCCACGTTGGCAATCGCGCCTTGCAGTTCAGGACCGACAGGTATCTGCTCTGCGGTGTGCAGGTTCACCAGCAGGCACTTGCTGTCGTGCTGACCGGCGATCCAGACCACCCCGGCTCGGAGCTGCTTCAGCAGCGCCCGGCTGTAAGTCGCGTGGCGCTTGGTGGCGTTGTGAGGTTTGCGCTTTGACATACTCAATTGTCCGTTGGTTGTTCTGTTGGAGCCAGCGCCGGAACGCTGGCGGGTGATCTTTATGCGACATCATCTTCAAGTGCGTCAAACAATGAAGGCATCGACATCTCTTTTTCGGCGGCTTCCAGGTACTTGATGCCGTCCATGAAATATCCGGTATTCAACTCACTGGCGCGACCTTTGCGGCCCTTCTTGATGGCGCGATACGGAACGGTCATAAGGCCACCGAATGGATCAAATACGGTTTCGCCTTGGTTGCTGTAGCGTTCGATCAGCCGGTCAACAATGTCAAACTGCAACGGGCATACGTGGTTCTGTAAGCCCTTTTGCGTCTGTTCGCCGTTAAGGGTGCGCATCCTGTTTACGTCATGCCATACGTAATCATGGTGGCTACCAGGCGCAAGGCTCATAAAAGTCGAAGGCAGTGCACCTCTTGAGTCCAGCTCTTCGCCAATCTTGATATGATGCTCGTAGTTGTAGACATGCTCAAGGCTCTGTTGAGTGAAAAGCTTTGCCAGCTTTTCAGGGCCAAGCGCGGCCAGCTCTTCTGCGGTCATCTGTCGATCACCCGAGCTGCGCCAGAATGCGTGGGCATCCACCTGCCAGCGAGCGCGGCTGTATGCTGACTTGTCCTTCTTGACCGGAACATCGGCATAACCTTTTGATCGGTCAGTCTGCGGTTTGTGGAACAGCAAGATGTATTCAGGCGAACCGGCTCCCATCTTTGTTCCGTCTTTGCACTGCTCAGACCATCCTAGGCGGTACGTTTGGTTGTTTTCACGCACAACATCGGTCACAACGGTAATCATGCCCATGTAGTCAAAACCATGTTTGATGCCATGGAACAGCGCTTCAGCGTGGAACGGTGAAACAGTCGGGATACCAGCTCCGGTAACATTGCCAAACAAGATGCGGTCTTTGACGTGGCAAGCGTAGATGCGGCCAGGCTTTAGAATCTTGAGCAGGTTTGGCGTCAGGTAGTCCATCTGCGACCAGAAGTGATCGTTGTTGTCGGTATGGCCGAAGTCGTTATAGCTCGGCGTGTACTCATAATGGTTCGAGAACGGGATACTGGTAACGATCAGGTCAATGCTGTTTTCCGGCAGGCTTGCTGTTTCAGCCACGCAGTCGTTGTTCGCAACATGATAGGTTTCGCCGGATACTTCGATGCGCTCAACACCAATGGAGCGTTTCAGCAGGTCGGCATGGCTCAGGCTACCAAGGCCGTGTTCTTTTATCAGTTTGGTCATGTTGCCCACCATTGAATTATGCTGCTTCCACTTCTGTTCCAGCGCCTTTAGTATTTCGCGCTCTGATTCTGCAAAGATGATATGGATCTCAACTTCATGCTGTTGCAGGAACCGCTGGATGCGGTGGATAGCCTGAATGAAGTCGTTGAACTTGTAGCCGATACCAATAAATATGGCTTTATGGCAATGGCGTTGAAAGTTACAGCCGCTACCGGCAATAACCGGCTTTGCGCTCAGGTACTTAAACTTTCCATCTGAGAAGTCCACAATGCGTTGTTCGCGCTCGTCCAAATCCTGACTGCCGTAAACGGCTCTGGATTCGGGCACGGCCTTCTGTATCGCATGGCGCTCGGCTTCAAGGTCGTGCCAGATTAGCCAATGGTCGTCAGGTGCGCCTGAAATGATCTCGGCAACTTTATCAGCACGCTCTTGCAGCGTGTCGCGCTTTTCACGCGCAGCATCCTTCAGACCGAGCGCAGCATCTTTGAACATCAGGCCTTGCCCGTTTGTCTCGAAACCGGCTTCTGAGTGATCAACCTTGATCTCGTGGTAATGGATCTTCATCGGTGGCATGTCATAGCCTGTGTCATCGTATCCGAGATCGGACGGACGCTGCACGAACACAGCCCACGAGTTGAGCCACAGCCAGAACTCTTGTTCCTTGTGCGGGTAGAGCGTCAGGTTGTTGGCCTTAGTGCTGTCACGCTGAAAAAAGCGCGTCAGGGCTTGCCCGGTATCCATGACACCGAGATAACCGGCGTAGTGGATCAGCTCTTTGTACCGGTTTGGCGATGGCGTAGCGGTTGCCACAAAGCGGTATTTGACAGATTGGAACAAATCCAAAAACGTCTGATACGTTTTGCTGCCGAAACTGCGCAACACCGAAGCCTCGTCAAGACTAACAGCGGTGAACTCGTTTGGATCGAGCTTTCCATCTCGCACGGATTCGTAGTTGGTCAGGTAGAAGTCATGGTCGCCGTCCATCTCTTCGGCGCGGCGGATGAACTTGAAGTCTATTCCCAACATCTTACCGTCACGGCGGAACTCTTGGCGCACGCCAAGCGGCGCGATAACCAGCGCCTTGCCGCCTGCATTCTTGATAGTCAAGCGCAACGTCTCAATCTGCATAACAGATTTGCCAAGGCCGAAAGCGGCAAAGATTGCGCGCCGCCCACCTTCAACGGCCCACTTCACAATGTCTCGCTGGTGCGGCTTTAGAATCGGATTGATCTCTTCAATCTCGCAGCTATGGCCT